GCTTTCGTTTCCATTCTTACACCCTCTTTCTTTTAAAAAAGCCCTGGATTGCTCCAAGGCTTTATAAACTTATTATTGTACTTTAAGAACTCGTAAAGCGTTCGCTTTTTTAACGTATCCACCAACTCGGCGCTTGTATCGGAAACCGATTAAGCCGTCATTGATGTATAACTCGTTAATACGCGTGATGTATCCCTCTTGTCGGTCAATAATTTGGTATGCTTGGTTAATATCACCAAAGATAGCAACCTCTTTACCTGTTGTTGTTGTGCTGTCCATAGGCTCAACGATGTTAACAGGTTTACCGTTAAACATTGAAGGCGCTCCCGCTTGAATTGAAGGTTGCCATAAGTATTGGCCTTGGCTATCTTTCATTAAGCGTAATGCCATTTCGATTTTGCCATTCATTAAGTATGAAGCATTTTTTCGTGCGCTTGCAGGCACTTCGTATGAAAGCTTAATCATATCGTCCGCTGTTAATGTAGCAACCGCTCCTGTATTGAATCTTGTAACTGTCGATCCGTTTAAGATACCTTCGGGTTGCATATTTCCATGGCCTGTGCCTTTTAAGAACGCTAATTCCTCAAGGTTTGCATATGCTGTAGTAAATGAATCAGCTAAATATGCTTGTAAATTAATATCAGCATCGTCTAGTTCATCTTCACCGATTTTCGTTAAACCGTAAGCATCCTCTACGTATGCGTAAGTTTCAGTAGGTGTTAATGAGCTTTCGAACGAAGCTAATTTAGGGTTAGTTTGAATTTCAATTTTACCCCAACCAACTGTTAACTCATTCATGTTAATTCTGCGGATACGATCCGATTTAGTAGTACGAACGCTCGCAAGTGAACGTAATACATTTAATTGTGGTAACGCACGATAGATAGTTTGGTCAAGATCAGCCGTAACAAGAATATCACCTGTAGAATCTTGTACCAATGCTTTTCTTTCTTCTTGTGTCATGTTTTCTTTACCTTCACGAATGAATTTGAAGAAAGCATCTTTTTGTTCTTGTTGTTCTTTTGTTAAACCTTTTTCATTTAATGCAGGCGTGCGGTTTGCTTTTGCCTCCATCGCATCAATACGGCCTTTTACTTCATTCATTGCTAAGTTAATAGCATCTAATGAATTTTTTGTTTCTTGAGAAACTGATCCAAACTGTTTAATTTCTGCATCTTGGCGTTCGCCCATCGCTTTTAACTCATTAAAGTTATTAAGCAATTGAGCTTGTAAGTCTTTAAGTTCCATAATTCTTACCCCCTATTTTTTGTGTATTTTTGCATTTCTGCAATTATTGATTGTATTTCTAAAACGGCTTGCTCGTCCTCTTTCTTGACAATGTGAGTGTTATTAAACGGCTCGCCCTTGCCCTCAGAGGCATTAACAAGTGCTTGTAGACTTTCAATAGCTTTTAAGATTAACTCTTTATTTTTAGCGCTTAACATTTGCCCCGCTTTAAATTCTTCGTTTAATAGGTGCGTTAAGCGTTCTAAACTAAATTGATTTTTAGCGCCTGTTATGTTCGCTAGTTCATTACTTGCAAATGTTACAGGGCTAAACTCCCAAAGGCGTATTTCTTTAATCGCTCTTGCGTTCTTTTCGTTGTCCCAATCACCTTTAACTGTGTTAAAACCAATTGAAAGTTCGTCTATAACGCCGTCTTTGATTAATTGAAAGGCTTCTTTTCCTTTTTCCGTCTGACTAATTTGAGCTTTTACATAAAGCCCTTTAGAATCTTCTGACATTACAATTGGTTTCCCAATCGGTTGATAAGGGTCATGTTGCCATAATACCTTAACTCTCTTACTCTCTTGAATCGTCTTTGTAAAAGCTCCTGGCGTTATATAATCTCTGTGGCTATCAATGTTATTAAAAACACTTGCGTAACCTTCAAAAATAAAATCGTTAGTCGCTTTTACCTCAAAACTAAAATCTTTAGTTTCTAAATTAGACATGGTAAAACCTCCCTTTATTATAAAGAATAGTTTACTAGATAACTATCATTAAAAAATTCGCTATTTCTTCACTTTGTAAATCTCGGTACATCTACAGGAAATCACATTCTTAGCGCTTCCGCTCGGATCACCTGGAAATTGTAAAGCCTCTCCCATTACTTCATAAGGCTCTTTCATATCTCGTATTTGCCCGTTTACTTCTTCGTGTGCACCCCTTGTTCTATCGTCTTTTGTACTAACCCATTCTTTTTGAAGGTCTAGCCCTGTCTGTTCTGCTGAAAAATGATTACCCGCATTACTTGAACTAATAACCTCAGTTCGTGCAATGACTGTTGAACGATTAGGAATAATTTGATCTAAGTATAATTCGTCAATACGTTGTGCTATTTGTGGTATGCTTTCGCCGTTTTCTTGTCCAATATCAACAATGTTTTTTAATAGTTTGATTGTCGTATCAGATACTAAAACAACTTTTTGAGCAACATTACCTTTTATCCAATTTTGCACATTCTTAGCAAAAACATTAAATAAATCTTTAAATATTTTAATCTCTAAGTCTGTTGCCTCGTTTTTCAATTGGTCAAATGTTACTTGTCCAAAGTCTTGTATAACCATTTGATTAATAGCCTCTATAACCTTAGCAAACTCTTTCATTTGCGTTTTTACAGTATCTTCAATACCTTTTATTCCATCACTCTCAAACGCCTTTAAAATGGCTTTATGCTCATTTTTAAAATATTTCTGAATTTGCATAGTGACCGTTTTATAATAAGTTTCTCGGCGTTTTTCCATACTGTGCCAAAAATCTGTTTTTTGTTCGTCACTTTCCAAATTAAAGGCCTTCATAAAAAAATGTTTTTGCCCGTCCTTGTTCGGATCGTTTAAAGGTTGTTGCTGTGGTTGAACAGGTTGATAGATAATTTCACCTTTATTATTAACCACTCGTAATGTATTAGGAATATATAATACATCGCCATCTTTTAACGTTTCATATCCTAACTCAGAACGCCCTTCATTGACAGTTATTAAGCCCGCTTGGACATCTGCTCTAATTCTCGTTGCCTTTTCGTTGTTGTTTTCCTGCAATGCTTCAATTGTGTCTTTGTCATAATCTAAGTATAGATTGTCACCAAATAAAGGCGCTAATTCTGAGTTAAATTTATCTCGTATACGGTCTAAATGAGGTAATACAGTATCCATATAAAACGCTTTTCTAGCTTCTGCATAATTGGCATATGTTTTCTGTTCACCTATTCCGATGATCTCAGGCGGTACGCCAAAGGCTGTGCAAATTTCTAAACGGCTCATTTTCTTAGATTCAATAAAGTCCATATCTTTTGGAGATAGGCCCATCTCTTTCCAATCTAAACCGCCTTCTAATAACATGAAACGCCCTGCATTTGAAGCACCTTTATAACTTGCGTTTAATTCTTCTTTTAACCTGTCATACTGTGGCTCTCCTAATGTACTAGGCGTTACCATCGCCCCGCTAGGTCTTGCCCCGTTGTTTAATAGGCTGTTATTCCAGGTACTCGCTAGATTATCGTTGTCAATTCCTCTAGCTCCTGCCTCAATTGGAGAAAAGCCGTATAAATCATTTAACGGATGGAATGTCTTTAGGTGTATTACCTTCTGAGGCTCAAAATAAACCTGTTGAGCGCCTACGGTATACGTATATTTACTAACTAAACCTAATACATTTCCTGGTGTAATTGTCATACGATCCGAACGTAAAGGCCATAATTCCGTCACCCTTCCGTCATTTGGTCCATTCTTTTCAATGTAGATATTTCCACTTAATAAACCAAATGCAATTACAGCCTCCATAAATTCTTGTTTACTTTGCGTTTCATTCGGTTTATAAAGTAAATTCAATAAAGGATGATCTTCTATTTCCGTTAATTTCTTCCCTTTTTTGTTGTATAAGTTCCATTCCACGCCTGCGCCTGCTTGAGCAATTGCCATAACACAACGATAAACCCATACATTTTGTATAAAGCCTTCATTTGCTAAACTTTCATAATTTCTTGGTGTCCATACGGCTTGACCGCTGAAAAACCGAACAATAGCCCCTGTTGTTGCGCTCGCTTTCGTGTTTCGTGAAAGCCAATCTTTTAAACCCATTTCATCACCCGCCTAATTATCAATAGTTATTTGTTGTAGTTCGCTAAAGAAATATTTTGTAGCTGAGTAATAAACTTTTACCCTCACATATGCAAAACCTGGCTTTGTAAATATATCACCATCAAAAACGGCGCTACATTGACCACCTACAGCATTTAAGATTGTTGCAGGCTTTTCTATGAAAGCCCCGTTATTAACGCTAATATAAGCCGTTACGGTTGCCCCTGTTAAATCTACAGCGCCCTTATTGTCATTAACGGTAAAAGATAATTTATTCCCTATATCCCCTTTTGTTACTTGCATTATATCACCCCTAAATTATGAAGGTTGTTTCTAGCTTTTGATTAATTTTAAATTCTGTTTCTATATTCGGTTGAATCGTAAAATCTAACGATAAATTTTGATTAACTGTAAATGTTGTTATTAATAATTGCTCATACGTAAAGAATGTATCGTCTGTATGATCCGTTAAGCTAATTGAATCACGCAATGTAACCTGGTAATTATTCACTTTGATCAAATTCCCTGTTACTGAATCAACTAAATTAACTGTGTCTGTTAATGTTTTTTTAGATGAAACTTGTTTATTTAATGTATCACTTAATGTAATTGAATCATTTAGTGTTTTAACAACCGTTATTCGTTTATTAATTGAATCACTTAAAATAATTGAATCATTTAACGTAACTTGGTAAGTTCTAACCCCGTTAGAAAAATTACTATTCATAGAATCGGTTAACGCTATTGAATCGACTAATGATTTTAAAGCTGAGTATTGCCTGCTTAATGAATCGGTTAATGTGATTGTATCCGCTAATGATTTATTATAAGTAGCTCGCTTTACAATTGGGTTATCAACTAATGAAAGTGAATCAGTTAACGTTTTTTTACTCGTTACTGTTTTATTAGTAATTGAATCAGATAAACTAATTGAATCAGATAAATTGACGGTATACGAATTACCCGTTGCTAAATCTTCAACAATGAAATTGTCCAATCTTGAATTTGGATATTTATAAAGCATTAACCCATGCTTTGTAGCTGTTTGATAACTAGTTTCAGTAACATTTATTATGTTTGTACCGTTTTTAAATACTTTAATATTTGATCCACTTGCTTCAACTCGGATAGTATCACCATTTGTAAAAGTTGTTCCTGTTGCAATATCTGTTGATGATCCGCTTACATATTTGTATAAAAGATAATTACCTGTTCCTGTATCAGCCATTAACATTAGCATATTTTCAGCATCTACAATACGGAAGGCTATTTTCGGAAATTCAGCAGGATCAATATTCGAAAATGTAACAGTTATTGCAACATCTGCTTTATTAACTTCGACATAAGCCGATCCATGCCCACTAGATGCAATTTGTGATACATACGCTTGGTTATTGTTAATGCCGTATACCGCATTACCGAATATTTGCCACGCTTTAGCCGTTCCCCCTGCGTAAGAATCAGTTGTACCAAGTGAAGTTGTATTATTAACTCTATTAAATGAATCGGAAACTAAAACATTATAATTTAGCCATGTGCCACCTGTTAAAGTTGCATGGTTTCCGTTTCCTGTTTGGTCTTGTACTGTTCCTGTTGTCATATCGTAATTAGCAATTAGTACGTTACTAGCGTTATAACACTTAATACTATAAATTTTACCTTTATAATTTTCCCCGCCTGTATTATTAGCGAAAATAGTCGGATTGTCGGTAAAGTTTCCGTTACCATCAATATTATTAATCGCATTAAAAGTAACTGTTTGCCTAGTATTAAATGTAATTGCAGGAGATAAAGAAAAAGTTGCTCCTGCGCTAATAGTTGAACCATCCGCCATGGCATAAACATACCCGTTTACTTCGCCTACCCTAGTGTCTAATAACATATGGTAATTAGTTGCGGGCAATTCCCAATACGCATCTATAACAAATTTTTTCATTGTCATAGTTGGTAATTGCAAATAGTCGCTTGTACCGTTCATTGATAAATAAGTTGTCATTTAATCACCTACAAACCACTTTAAAACATCTTGGTAATTGATTGAATTATCATTACAAAATGTTTCTAAGTTAGTTATTTGAGTGTTTACTAAAAAATCATTCGTTCCTACTAAGAATTGATTACCAACCTCTAAACAAACATAAGAAATAGTCGGATCAGTAATATTAGGTCTGAAAGGTGTATTTCTCGTTCCGTCCCCTGTTTTATCAACTAAGTAATAATTCATATTATCACCCCTTAGTTAATTGTAACTTGCCATGTAACCTGTAAACTATCCGCTGATTGTGCTAACGTGTAAGGCGCTCCTAATAATTGGTGAGCTACTAGCGTGCCTGCTGTACTTGCGTTAAATAATCCCGCCTCTTGGAATGTTATAGAAGCTGTGATATTTTGTAATGTCGCTACGTATTGAATAACGTTTGCTGTTGGGTTTGAACGTGTTACACTTGCTCTTGCGTACCCACTCCCGCTTGCCTCTGCTCCTAGTACCGTATCACCTACAGCTACAGCCGTTGTTGATGTACCAAAGCCAATATGCGTTACCCAACTTGTCCCTGCGCTTGCACTATTTAACAAGCTCGCTAATGCGTTTTTACCTGCTGTTGTAATAACGTTATTCATCCAACCGCTGTCTTTTACTAGTTCGCCATTTCTAAACTGTTTAACTCGTAATTTACCTGTAATTTTCATAGAATCGACTACCATTGACATAACAAAACATCCCCTTTTTATATGAATTTATAAAACTCTTACCCTCACTTTTGGGCCGTCTATCATTTCAAATAAACCCGTTAAAGCGTCGGGCGCATCGTCATTTTTGTTTTTACCTTCTTTTTGGTAATTCATCAATGCGTTATAGAATAACGGCCACTTTGTAGCCCAATTAACAGGAAAATAAATGTTTTTCTGTACGTTATTAGAGTTTGCTAATATTCTAGCTTGCTTGTTTTTCGATTGGTGAAACCATTCAATAGTTGTTGATCTACTTTTATGATTTTCCCATAACAAGCGGTCAACGTTACGGGCGAACGCTCGGCCTCCGTTATTACTTTCGATATAAGCAATTTGTACCTCATTATCGAATAATAATTTTGCTGTTTGTGGCTCTGTTGTTTCCATAGCTTCTTTAGTGTAAAGAACATCTAAAACGTAAGCTTGTCCTTTGTAAACACCTGCAACAATACTTGCTAAAAAATCGTTTCCTGTATCTGCTGTATCGGTATAATCAATAATTCCCTCTATGAGTAAGTTTCCTTCCTCGTCATGAGGCAAATTATCATAGGTTTTAAAACCTTGGTACAATCGCCCTTTCACATCTACGGGCTTTTGATGATAGTTAGCTTCAAAGATACTCGGCTCAACATTCCTTTTTAATTGCTTATAACGTTCTTCGCCAAGTAATGCAGGACATAAATATTGCTCTTCTTTTTCGTAATAAGCCTCAAGTAAGAATATAAACCATTCTTTACTCTCCGTTTCATTTGAAAGAATACGCCCGCAAACATCGCCTTTGGCCCATCTCGTCATGTTTACAATTTCAATTGAATCTTGTTCAGCCCTCGACATAAAAGTTCCTGTATACCAAGTCCAAATTGTTTCTAATCGGTTTTCATTAAACGCCTCGCTCGCATCTTTGACAGGATCATCAGTAATTTGGATATTACAACCTTTTCCCGTTACTGAACCGCCAACCCCTGCGCCTTTGTAATTGAAAAAATTACCTTCTAAGGCCCATTCTTTATAGGAGGCGTTTCCCTCTTTTAATTTCGTACCTGGGAAAACATCCTCAAAAACAATATCATGCGGGAAAGCTCTTGGTTGCTCTACTCCGTCCCTAGTATAACGGCTAAATGTTTGCGCCATATCATCGTTGTAAGAGGCTGTAATGATTTTATTTGTAATATCCTTACCAAGTACCCACTTACAAAAATTAACCAATGTACGGCTTTTACCTAGCCTTGGTGGTAGATTTTGCATTAACTTTCTATAAACAAAATCATCTTGTAAACGATCAACTAATTCAGTAAAGGAATTACTTTTAACAAACCAATTAGGGCAAATCTCATAAGAGGCTTTAATAAAGTTTTCTTTGGTTAATCGTCTTTCATATAGGGCTTGCAATACCCAACAATTTAATTTTAAATGCCAATTCTCATGGCTATAAAATTTATCATCGTCAATTGTTCTGCAAAACTCCCATAATTCATGGCGTGATAACCTTATGCGTTTTTCTCTTAGCAAAGTTAAACGTTTTTCTTGATCTGCCCTACTTATTGCCATTTTCTAACGCCTCTAATCGTTTTAATTCCTTTTCTAAATCATCATCCGATAAATAAGAAACATCTAACCCAATGTTTCCGCTGTGCTGTACTTCTTGCTTATCACGCCATACATTCGATTTACGATTTTTAAGCCAAAAAATTTGGGCCGTTGCTGAACCTGGAATAAACTTTTTCTTGCGCTCTACTGTTACCATTTCCGCTTTAATTGTGCCATCCTCGTTATATTGAATTTCACCCTTAATAACAATTGGCCTTAATTCTTGAGTTTCTTCCCATACTTCCTGGCCCATTGCGTTATTATATAATGCGTTTTCTACTCTTCGATCCGTTATTTCTCGCCCTTTGTCAATCGCCTCTTTAAGTTCGGGATATTGTCGCATCCATTTATACAATGTTTCCCGTCTGATACCAATATTGATTGCTATTTGTTCAATTGTTGCGCCATCTCTCGCCCAACCTTCAACGATTGGCAATTTCTTATCAATTTCTTTAGCATAATATTGGTTTCTTGGGCCTCCACCATTGTTAGAGCCTTTTGGATTACCCTTCCCGCCCTTATTGCCTTTGGCCATACTATCAACCCCTTTCACATATTAAAAAAGGGCTATGCGCTCATTATTCGCATAACCCCCTTTCGGATATTTGAAGGTGCAACCCACTAAAGTTTACCCTCTCGCTCTTTGGTGAGCTACTCCCCACTAACTCAACTTACAGCGCTATAAGTTGTTTTCTACCCGCTTAATGGTGCGGTGTACGTTATAGGACAAAAATACTTCTTAAAACAAAAAGATGAAGAACTTACTATGAAAATATGATGTGTACCTAACTCCATGGAATCTCCCAAAACCAATGAAGAAATCGAATTAACTAAATTATAGCAAGAGTATGTATAAGTAACTATATAAACTTAATTCGCTTTTTCTTCACTATTTGGAGGTTTACCATGCTTAATCATTTTAAACCGTTTGACAACTTCGACTTGCTCTTGTTCTGTTAAATCGTAAAATGTTTTAGGGAATCTTGAATTAGCATAAAACCGCTCATTGTAAGATAAACTTCTAACCATTCGATTAATTAATTCTTCTCGCAAGTGAAAGCCCCCTTTAGTTTAGTAAATATAACAAATACATACTAGCAATAACTAAAAGTGAATTAGGTAAATAAGTTTCTTTATCCCATTTAGTTATAAAACCACTCACAATAATTACCCAACATACCACCTTTAATAAAATCATTCTTTTACATCCTTCTCAATTGATTCTAAAATACCTGGTACACCTAATTTAATCAACGCTTGTTCAATTTCTCCAATTTCTTTGCTACTACTTTCAATATTTTTCAAATGTCTTTCTATTGCTTTGTTCGTTTCCACTAAATCTTTTTTAAAATGTTCTAATTGTTTTTGATTCCATTCGATATCAAATCTTAATAACCCTATTCGCCCTTGTAATACATCTACCGCCTTGTCCATCTGATACCCTCCTAAATAATATTTAAAGCGTTCGCCATTTTATTTAAAGCCTGTTCCTTTAACTTATAATACCATGTATTTTTAATTCCTAACTCTTGGTAAACTTCATAATCAATTGGGTTTCGTGGATCAAAGTATTTTAATTCAATTAATTCTAATTCTTTATGCGTTAAAGCGGATAAACCCCGTTTAATTTTATTCACTTTGCTCATTTTGAATTTTATGATTCTCTCAAACTCAAATAATTCTTGGTCCGTTTCGAATTGGTTTAATGGACCGTTTTCAATCCCTGCTAATAATGATTTATAGTTATACAATTCTCTTTCTACTTCTGCTCGCTTTTCGTCCTTTGGTTTTCTGCCTGCCATTCCTTCACCCCGTCTATTTTCCCTTGTTCATAGCCTAAATTGTAAGCAAATGTAAAAGCCTCGTTCCATGTGTTAGCGTGTTCTATGCGCTTTTGTTCTCTTTGGCGTTTATTCAACTTTCTTTTAGGCTTGTCCATGAACTAACCCCCGTTAATTTTTTTCGTGTAGTTTAAAGCCGTTACGATCCTTTTTAACTAACGTTAATTTAACCCCAGGATATTTAAACCAAAACATTTTCCGTTTTAACTCAAATTCTTTTGTTAATTTTGGTTGCCCTTTTACATCAATTATTTCCTCGCTATCGTCTGTGTGTAAAATAGCAAAATCAGCTTTATATGTTATTGGTTGTATCTTCTTACCTTCTTTTACAAAACCCTCTTGTAATACGAATTTAGGTTGTAATTGAAAGTCTAATATTTTACCTGTAGATTTTAAGTGTTTTAGTAATGTGTAATACTCTGATTCTGCAACACTATCGAATTGTATTGAATCGGCAACAACTTTTTTATTTTTATATTTTGATTGTTTAGTAGGTGGACAAGATTTACATTTAGTATCAAAACAAACCATACAATTATATTTTTTCATTGGTCCACCTCGTTTAAATATGCGTATTCGCCATGAATTTTAATTGCTAACTCGTTATATTTTCGGCCCGCTTCTTTTTCGTCTTTGAAACTACCACCGTAATATCTTTTTCCAAATGAACAAACTTGAACTCTAAAAGACTTTCTAGTTTTATCCCAATAAACCCCTTTATATTTGGATGATCCGTCTTTATGCGGTTTCATATTCCTGGCGTTTTGTGAACGTGTAACTACTCGTAAATTTTCTTTTCGATTATCTAATTTATTTCCGTTTATATGGTCAATTTCTTGGCCTGGTTTCGCATTTAAAACCAATCTGTGCATATACTCACGCCTGCCTGCTCCTAAACTACTAGAGGCATAACCATGAATTGTTTTTAACCATTTAAACTTAACCAATTCTTTATAATCGTCATTATCAACTAATATAACTGAACCGCATTTAAGAGTTATTTTCCTCATTCTCCAACTTCTCCCTCAACGCAATTTTAAAACAGCGTTCACAATGGTATTTTTGGCCCTTACCTAGATTTTTACGACACTCAATACATTTAGTTACCTTTATTCTCTTTTCCATCTTCCACAACTCCCTTATCGAATATTGATAATTGTTCTAGCTGTGCTTTACAATGATGGCAAATATATTTATTTTCTTCCTGCTCCTGCATGAGTTTAGAACAATACGGACAGTTAAACCCTGTTTGATGATCCAAAGCCTGCTGTACGTTCTTCATGTAAAACCTCGTCATTATCCGTAACAAGATATTTAGTGAATACTCCTTGCGCTACTCGTTCCCCTGCTTCAATAACAACTTTCTTTCTGCTCATATTAACTAAAGGGATACCTATATTTCCGTCATTTGTTGGGTTGCTATAGTATGAACTATCAATAACCCCTGTACCATTCTTTAAATTAATTCCGAACTTAACCCCTAAACTTGAGCGGATATAAATTAATAACACTTCGTTATCTTGCATGCAGGCTTTTACATCCGTAAATACTAGCTTGCTTTCACCAGGCTCTAATACAACTTGCTCTTTTACTTGGAAATCATAACCGCATGATCCTTTATCCGCTCGTTTAGGTAAAATTGTTTCGTTGTCATATTTCTTGTGTTCTTTTGCTACTTCTTCAAAAAATCTTGTTCTGTAATCCATCCTCAAAACTCCCTTTCATCTCCACAATTTGTGCATTTTCTAATCCATTTATGATTAATGATTTTATTTGTGAACTGAGCGCCTGTGCATTTAAAACATCTTCCTGGGCGTTCATTTAATGGCCTCTCCCACTCGACAACCTCACTAGAACAAGAAGGGCATAAAAGCCGTTTACCCTTCTTATTTGGCTTATCAGTAATGTTTGAGCATTTAGTACATTGAAAACCCCTATTCATTTCTTTTCCCTCAATCCATAACGTTTGATTCTCTTAGAAATTGCGCTTTGGTCAACATTGGTCAATTTTGCTATTTCAATATTTTTTAGCCCTGCATCAACTAAACCTTTTAACGCTTCTAGGCTTATTGGTTGCTTTGTTTCAATCCCTTTAGCTTTGTTATATCGTTTCAAATGTGCATATACTGTTGTTTCGCTAACATTTAGTTTTTCCATAATCTCTTTAACAGGTGTTTTTTTATCAAACTCAGCAACGAATTTTTTATGATTAATAAAGTTATGTTTTTTTATTGGTCCTGGCGTTGTTTCAAGCTCTTTTCTCAATTCTGCAAGGTTGCCCATAACAGGGCAAACCTCACATTGTTTATCTTTGCAAACTGAACATTTTAAAAGTAAATTACCAATTTTCAGCCTTATTTGTTTCTTGCGTTCTTTCTCTGTCATAGGATCACAAACCCCACATAGCCACAAAACACATAGCTAATAATGCGCCTGCAAATAAAATTACTCGTTTCTTTAATTCGTTGTTTTCTAATTTTAAATCTTGGATTGTGTTATAATCCTCATTTTGCGTTATTCTTAATATCTCTTTATGAGTTTCTAATGACTTTTTAACCTTCTCAATTTCATTCTCTAACTGAGTATTAGCCTTTTTAACCTTCCATAACTCGGTCTTTTGTTCGATGTTGTATTTTTTAACTGTTTCAAAGTCATTTTCTAGCATTTTTTTAGCACCTGTTAGTATGTCTAATTTATATTCTAATTCTCCTATTTCATCCGCTTGCCTAACAATATCTTGAACGTGTAAACCTCTTACAATTTCCATATTCTCTAATTGTTTTTTTAAATTCTTTACCTCATGTTTCGCCTGTACGCCCGCCTTAAATTGTCTTTTCATTTGATTATTCCCCTTTTATATTATTTTTGAACTCCTAATTTCAATGTTGCATTATTTAAAGATTCAGCAAATTCTTTAGCGCTCATTCCTTTTGATGTGCTAATAACAACCTCTGTATTAATGTCAATATGAGCGGTTAAATTCTTCAATTCCGTTAACTCATGTTTAACTTCTGTATATCGTTTGCGCCAATACGATGTATCACTATTAGCTTTCTGCAACGCCTTTTCTAATTCCTTCACCTTTTCGCCAAGCGCCGTTAAATAATGCGCCTGGTCAATGTTTTCCTGCATAGCATGCTCAATTAATTGTTGGCCTGTCCAACTTGCAGGATTAAGAGGCTCGCTGTATTTCTCAGCCCCTTTAATGATCTGCTGTAGCTGTGTGCGTTGCCAATTAAAATTCGCTTCTTTATACAGCGGGTTGCTCAAATGTGTATGTAATTTCTCAAGTAGTTTCGGTTTACCTGCTAACTCGTTTAATTCTTCTTGTGTTAAGTATTTTTCTAATTGTTTCATACCCTCACCCCTTCCATTTCTTTTAAAACATCCTTCGCCATTGAAAAATCATTATCAGCATAAAACTTTAATACCTTCTCTAACCTTGCATTTTTAACCGTTAATACAAAGTTTCGTTTCTTTTCTTGATCCAAACGCTTATGAAGTTCTTTATTTTCCTGCTCCAATTCATTTACCTGCTGTTCTAACTTCTTAACGCTTTCCTGTAGCTCAAAATAACCTTTCATCCATGCGTTCGCCTCTGAACTTTGCATTTGATACACCCCTTTTATTTTTCTTGTGATTCAATCCATTTTAAAGCCATATCAAAAACCCAATGTGTATCTTTGCTTTGGATGCCTGCGCCCATTGAAATACAATTCCTTAATTCTAACAACCTTTCTCTAGGTGTTTGTTCAACCTCATAACCGTATTGAATCGCTTTTGCTAGTGTTACAAGGTCAATTTTATTAAGTGTTAATGTTGATCTAGTCACATTTTGAAGTTCTAATATATGCCATAAAACACTAGGATCATTTCCATGTTCACTTCTTGCTTTTTCAATCCAACCCGCTACAACTTTATTAACCTTCACTTTTTCCATTTTCTCCACCCTCTCAAATTCGCCTTTATTTGCCTTTCTAAGCCTTTCTAATCCTACCCCTATGTCTTTCTATTAAATTACTATTCTCGTTAACAAATACCACCTTTAAATCGTTTTAGGAGTAGTATATGTAACTATTTCTGTTAACCAATTGTAATCCCTCATATCCAAAGCCAAATCTATTAATACCTCTTTATCCTGCTTATCAATCTTTACAGGCGCTCTATACACATCTTTTCGAATCACCCAATAAGCGCAATTTATTTTTGGGAAGAATATTTTAATATTACCGTTCTTGGAATCAGTTATATAACCTGTTAACCATTCGTTAGTATGATATTTCACTTCTACCCAATCACCCATAATAAAATTAGTTGTCATAATTCTTCCCACCTTGTCCTATAATGAGTTATACCTGTATTTGATGATTGAACTTCTCGGCCATTCGCTGTAATTCCTCATTCATTTTATTCTTGAAACGGTCTTGCAAATAAAAATCAATCTTTGTAATATCATCGGTTATTTTTAAGGCTTGCTTCTCATACACTAGAAGGTGGACAAGAAGAAAGCCCGTCAAATAATTGTCCTCAATACAAAATTTTAAGTATTCTTCAATCGTCATATGTCATAAAACCTATTAGAACTCGGCTCGAATTTTAATTTAACCATTCCTATATCACCCTGGCGGTTTTTATCAATCAATAGCTCCGTTATATGTGTAGGCGTATAACTCGGATCATTGCGGGAGTAATAATCTTCGCGAAAAATAAAAATAATTACATCGGCTATTTGTTCGATCTCCCCGCTATCTCGTAAATGTGACATATTAGGGCGCTTGTCCTGTTGCCCTTCTACTGACCTATTAAGCTGACAAAGTAATACAATACTAACTTTGTAGTCTACCGCTGTATCTTTTAAACTCTGACATATTGCGCCTACTTCTTGCGTTCGGCTGTAGTAATTACCTTTTATTTTCAAATGGCTTAAATGGTCAATGTAGATAACATGTTTTTTATTTGGTTGTTCACTTACTAACCGCCTTATTTTTGAACGAATTTCCGTAACATCATGCTCACGCCAAATATTTAAACGATCTCGTATTAATTCAATTTGGCGTACTCCTTTACGGTATTTATTCCAATACTTATTTTTATCGTTAAAATATTTATTAGGGTTTCGCATCATGTTGACAGGTATTCCACCCTCTAATGCTATTTCTCGGTCCATAATTCCCTCTATGGCCATTTCTGCTGTAATGTACGTTCCAACTACATTCGAATCATTCTTAATACCATTATTATTCATGTTCAATGTAACAGCGGTTTTACCCATTGACGGCCTAGCGCCAATTACAATTAAATCACCTGGTTGCCATCCGTCCGTTGCTTCATTCATTCCAATAAAACCTGTATTAGTACCGCTCAATCCTTCAGCAGGTGTATTTACATGATAATTAACACGCTCTTGTAATTTCTCTTGAGTAGTTTTTTCTTTTGATCCTATGGTTGCATCAATTTGTTGTAATTTATCAATCAACCCGCTTAACTCTGAAATTCTATGAATATCTTTTGTTTGTTGTTTGTATTCTTCTAAAATCTGAAAACTTTCTTCAACGGCTGTGAATTGCATTACTAACGTTTCATAGTGTTTAAAGCTGTGAATTGAAATTGCTGAATCATGTATTTCTTTAATGTGATTTTTACCACCCATGATAAATAAATCGTTTTCATTCGTTTGCATTAAACTAATTAAATTGATAGGCTCGTTATTCTCATTCATTTTCAATAACTTGATAAATACCATTTTGTTATTGTAGTTGTAATAATGACTAGGTTGTAATTTTGTTTCATTCAGTAAAGACGGTTCTTTAATAAAACAACCTAGTACAGTACATTCATTTTCAAACTGTTGTTGGTACTTGTCCATTTAATCACCTATTTTTAATATTTTTCTTTGTGCTGTTATAGGCTGTGTTTGTTGTTTTTCCTGTTGGTGTTTTTTAATCCAATTGCGAATGGTTTTATTATGATCTAATTTTTTCTTTTTAGGATTATTTGTCTGCCATTCATCCAAGCGTTCGATGTAATCATCAATTAAAGTTTTTCCAAAATCTTTAACTAGCTTGTCATATTCTTCTTGAGTTAAGAATACAGTATCAGCAAAAGGAATTTTATTAATATCTTTTTTAGTTTCATTTACTTTAATTTCTTTTATTTCTTTTCCTTTCCTTGCATCACTTTGCATTGCATTTGCATTTTTTTGCATTGCATTTGAATTTATACTTTCTTGTGAATCGTTGGTATCATTGGTTTTATCCCATCTAGCCCTCGCTGATTGCCTGCGCTTTTCACTCAATTCATTCTTTTTATCCATGCGTTTTAATAGTGAATTACTCCAAAAATGCGTTTCATTTTCTTCTAATAATTCGTACTTATTTATGCAATCTAATACAAATTGTTTTGCATTATCATTTGCAAAATCTTTGCATTGCACTTGCATTGCAATTGCATTGTAAATATATTCTTTTTTAGGTAATTTAAAGTTTTCTTGCTCTCTTAACATTTCGATAACTACCCAATAAATTCCGTAACCTTGAATATTATAATCACTTCTCAAAGCCAAAATTTTAGGATCATGCCTTGCGTTGCTATCATGTGAAAAATAATAAGCCTCTTTACTCATTGTTTACACCTGCTTATTTTCTCTGCTTATTTTTTCTTTAATAGCTTCAACAATAAAGTCCATCATTGTCGTTTCTTTTACTACTGTTAAAACTTTCAATTCTTTGTGTAAATCTTCTGACATTCTAAGAAGATATTCCTTTCTTTTTGACACTATTTAACACCCCCATATATTGTATATCTAAATTATACATAACACTTGTATATCTTGTCTACATTTAATTTAAAATCTTAGGAATATTTTTTCACTTCCTGCATATAATAAAAATTCGCATAAAAAAACAGGGTTATTAGCCCTGGTTACTTTGCTTTTACTAAATTTTTGACGATCATTTTCGCCATTTGTTTATTTTGAGCTAATACCGATACTTTCTCATATTGGTTTAACTCTTTCTTTACTTTGAAATTATACTTTTTCATTCTAACAACTCCCTTTCGGTTGATAGTAAAGTATATTTACCAAAGTAATAAATTATTACTGAATAAATAAAAAAAGATGGTGGAGGTTTTCCAGGCCTCCGCCATTACACCATAGATACTATATATAGAGTTTCATTATAACATAATGCGTTTTATTCTCGTACTACGAACTAATCTAAACTTTTCATAACAAGTCCTAAGTATTCTTTAAAATCAATTGGAGTAACTTCATCACCGTTTTTTAATTCATCACGCTTTACACTAAAAAACCATCTATCGCCTACCCAATGACTTGCTTTAACATTATTTAATCCAAATACATCATGTGTTTTGAATGGACTAACTTCTTCAATTTTCTCAAGTAATTCTTTAAATACTTTGAAATACTTGGAACGTTTTTTGAATATATGAACACCGTCTTTATTTGGATTTTTCATTAATTCATCTTTAAATGTTTCATAATCTTTTGAATCACCTTGAACTCCAAACCATTCAGAATGATAAAAAGAAAAACCATTATCCTTAAAGTATTCGGAGTTCATCTTCTTAAAAAATTCTTCAATATCAGTTCTTCTTTTTACTTGCTTTTGATACCACTCACTATCTTGTTTCACTTCGTAAATCGGTGCATCTAATGTATTCATTTTCTCTCTCCTTTAAGTGAACATTATTCGTCTAAATAGAATGCCAATCTATTATTTCTGCCCCGAATTTTTCTATTTCTTCATTTGCAATTTCCATACAAGATTCAATTGTTGAAGAATTAACCATAAAATTCCCTTTTTCTTCGCCTTTTTCCCAATAAAATATCATTTTCTCCATTGTATTATTCTCCTTTCCTTAGTTCGCATTATGAGTCATTAGAAGGGAAGCGAATCGCTCGCAATATCTATAGGTGTACTCCCACTAAACGGATCATCATTTTTATATTCCATGTTGCTTGGTCCTGGCTGTGCGTTGTCCCTATTTCCTTTAGGTTCTAAAAATTGCACACTATCCGCTACAACTTCTGTTACATATACTTTTTTTCCATCTTGCCCTTCATAGTTACGGGTTTGTATTCTTCCTTCAATACCTACCAAATGGCCTTTTTTTGTGAAGTTTGCCATATTCTCAGCAGGTTTACGCCATACTACACAATTCAAGAAGTCTGCTTCTCTGTCGCCGTTATCATTTGAAAATGGACGGTTGACCGCTAATGTAAATGTAGATACAGCCACGCCATTTGGCGTGTACCGTAAGTCTACATCTTTAACTAACCTTCCAACTAAAACCACTCGATTAATCAATTAAAACACCCCTATTTATATTTTTTAGTTGATGAAACAATAACCCTGTAAGGTCTAATAGAATGAATTGCAATATGATCCATTACCTCATTACTATCAATAAAGAAACAATGCGCACTACCACCTCCACCGCATTTGTCTAAATGTTCTGCGACAACATCCCAAGCCTCTTGTAATGTAATTTCTCTTTTCGCCTTAAATTGTCTTTTCATTTGTTACCCCTCCAATGATTTACTTAAAATTTCTATACACTTGCTCGCCTGCGCTTTTGTTAAATTAGAAACGTGTTCAAATGGCGTTACCCCTTCTTTTTTGCCTAACGTTTCAATAACTTGCTCCCTGGTTAAATTAAATTTCTTTTC